GCCGCATTTGTTTCTGAGGTTGCCGCAGCACTGGCGCTCGTCGCCGCTGCATTTTGACTGACTAAGGCCGCTGCCGCAGAAGTCGCCGCAGATGTGGCGCTTCCAAGAATTCCATCAACATAAGTTTTTGTAGCAGCATCTTGAGCAGCAGTTGGATCACCCATTCCGGTAATCTTGTTTGTTGACATGGCGATCGCGCCCGTCATGGTGCCGCCACTTGTCGGCAAACCACCACCAACTTGTGTATCTACATACGTTTTTGTTGCTGCATCCTGGGCAGAAGTTGGATCGCCAAGACCTGTAATCTTAGACGTACCCATCGCAATAGCGCCTGACATCGTTCCACCCGCGAGAGGTAATTTGGTCGCTATGCTATTCGTTACAGTCGTATGAAATGACGCATCATCGGCCATCGCCGCCGCAAGCTCGTTAAGTGTATCGAGAGCCGCCGGAGCGCCATCAATTAAATTTGTGATTAGGTCATCAGCATATTGCTTAGTTACAGCATCAGTAGCCGCTGTGGGCGTTCCAATGTCTGTCAATCGGGCCGTGTTAAAATCAACTGTTCCGGTAAGCGAGAGATTATGCAGAGATGTCGTTCCGCTGCTTGCCGTGACATTACCAGTAAGATCGCCCGTAACATTTCCAGTGACGTTTCCTGTCACGTTGCCAGTAAGGTTTCCAGTGACATTTCCGGTTAGTCCACCGACAAAACCCGTAGAAGCCGTAACAGTCGTGCCTGTGATAGCTGCCGCTGTTGTATTACCAATTATCATGCCATCAATCGAGCCGCCAGTAAGAGCCGCGTTAGCATTTATTAATTGCCCGTTGAAAGTAACAGTGCCGGACGCAGTAATAGCGCCAGTTGTAATTGAAGTGGGATTTGTACCTATTTCGATTATTGCGGCTGAATTATCTTCGGTAAAAAGACGTTTATCAGCAACATTGACGGCTAACTCGCCTTGCACCAAATCAGCAGACGTAGGAACGCTAGACGCAGTAGAGCTATTCTTCGTGACAATAACAGTCATTTTTAACTCCTTTAAAAATGGGCAGCCTCCGAAAAGGCTACCCGCGCTTCACTATAGGGGGAGTTAAGCGTTGACCATCAAAGTGAGGGCCGCATCTGGGCGGTAGGTCTTTACGCCAAAAATATTATCGGCTGTAAAAAGCGTACCAAGCCACTCTTGCTTGTACTGAGTTTGCGAACGAATAGTTTGCTGTTCAGCAAGAATAAACGCTTCTCTATGAAATAGAGTTGCCGCTTTAATCTCACCGCCGGCACTGTTTTCCGCCGCTGTCTCTGTAGTTGAGCAATGCGTAGAAACATAAATGTCTATGCCATAAATGTTTCCAATTTTGCCGTTTTGAACGCCTCTACCGTCAACAAAGTCAGATGAAACGTATCTATCGATACCCATCATTGTTGAACGCAACGAAGGCGGAACAACAAAGTATCTTTCATCAAAAGGCACATCCAGATCATCTAATTTTTTGATTAGAGCTCTGAACGATGCGTCAGTCGTTAAATCGGCTGTTGTAACGGTGTCAACTGCATACGAAGTTAAACCGCTACTAGCGTCAGTGTAGTAAGCACCTGATGTAGCCCAAGCAGATCCGTCACCATCACCGATAGACTTACCTAGTTGGTGCAACTCAAAATCCACTTTACGCGCAAGCGCATAGCCGGCATCGTCAGTGTAAAAACCGCGCATACTGGTTAGTGCTTGAACGTCAGTGATATCTTCAATTAGTTTTGAAAATTCAAAATGCTTGTCGATTAAAACTTGCACTTCGCTTTCAGTATTTGCCTGAACGGTAACAGCCGTCTTTGCTGCTTTGGCGTGAGCCTCGCCGCGTGTTGGAGCAGGAATATGAACCGTATCTCCCTTCTTACCAACCATAGGAAGCCGCTTGACAAGGCCGGCCATTACGAGCTTTTTCTCGTATGCGGCGCGGATCTCGTCCGACCAGAGTTCAGGTATAAATACCGCTTGTGTTGTATTGTCTGTAAAACCGCCTGTTGCGGGAAAAGTTGAAGTAGCCATCTATTTGACTCCGAAATTAATTACGAACGACACGACCCTCGGCATAGGCGGCAAGGATTTCTTTCTCCCTGTCAGCATAGGCTTGAGGATCCTCATTTTTGAGCTTTCGTATATCGGATGCCCTGTAGCGCTTTTTACTTACTGGTTCCGAGCTACCCGCTGCGCTTCCTGTTGAGGCAGCTTTGACGGACTCGGCTTTCGTTTGTTGCTCTGGAACAACATCAGGACTTGGTTTCGGATGATGCCGTTTATATTCGTCAAAAATATAATTGGCACTATCTACATTCAAATCTTGATTCGCTTCATTAAACAACCTCATTCGCGTGTTATCGCTTCCCACCCAATCGACAAACGCTTGATCCTGGACAATTTCTACCATGTCTGGATGTCGAGCCATTATTTGTTGCGCCGCTTGTTGTTGCTTCATGGCGCGTAACTCTTCTTGCGTTTGTTTTAGAACTGGATGATCTTCAATTGACTGACGAATAGCTTTTTCAGGGTCATTGAAATAATCAAGCTCTTCTTTCGGCTCCGGCGGTTTATTAGCTTCGAGTTGTCCGTTAATGAAATTATCTGTTTTGCGTAAAGCATCGATCTGAACTCTGGCGTCTTTTACTTCCTGACTTTGCCGTCCAATCATTTCTTGCGCGTCAGTTAGCATTTTTTCCACTTCATCTCGAGACTTATCAGCAAACTTAGATTGAGGCGCCTTATCGACTTGCTCTGGTTGTTCCGGTTTTCCCAGATCTTCTATCGGGGCTGTCTCAGTCTGTTTTTCATTTTCGGGCTCTACGTTAATAATCGTCGCTGCCATTAATAATTAACCTCGCGTTATCAAGACCTGTTGGCTACCTTGTAAGAGAAAGACCTACGCGTCGGCTGCCTTTCTCTCTGCTTTGATTTTTTCCTGTCGCATCTTCGCCCATTTCCGCGTAGCAGTTGGATAATCACCGCTAATTGGATCAAGGATAAATCCGCCAAAGGAAACAACTCGAGTAGATGGTGATCCGCAGATATCACACGGCACTTTTTTAATGTCAGAATCAATGAATTTTTCGAACAAATGCCCTTTCAAGCATCGAAAATCATAAATCCTTTTCATCAACCATGCTCTCTACTTGAGTTTCCAGTGAAGAAAGAAAGGCGATGATATTTAGTTGTCCCTTACGGAACATTAGATCATCGTTGTCTTTCGTTGCTTCAACTGAATTTATATTTACAGCGTTAGTATTGAGATCTTCGATTAACTGTTTCCAACCCGATGTCCTAAACATTTCAAACATTGAGTCGACATATTTTTCTTGATCCCTGTCTAACACAACAAATTTCTCCTTACACTAACACACGATCTAAATTAATACAAAATTCACCATTAAATTAGTATTGTTAGTATTTCAGTTACGCACATTTAATTTAGCCTCTTCAAGACCAAGTTTTTTCTCTTGAATTAGTGTTTCAGCGACCTTCGCTCTGCGCTCAAAATCTTTATCGAGATCGCCTTCCGCTCGCATTGTTGTTGCAATAGCCTTCAAGCGCTCATTTTCAAGCTCAGTCGGTATAGCTTGTGTCTCAGCCGCCAGTTTAGCCGCTCTCTGAGCCGACTCGGTTGCTTGACCATTAAGAGCCGCAGTTTGTGATTGCTTAAACTCTAAATCAGTTTGAGCAGCCGCTTGAGCCATCTGTTGCGCCTGTGGATCCGGTTGTGATGACTCTTGTATCACTTGAATCAACTGCTCTCTATTTTGCAATTGCATATTCTCAATAATTGACTGAATTAATATTGAGTACGTTGGAGAGTCTTGAGACATAGTTTGCAAAAGTTGTACTAATTGCGTGACTTCGTACTCACGGGCAATAATGCCAAGCGTAGATGTCACCTCGTAGACATAATCGTTTACCGGATAATTCTCTGAGTCGTATTGCATATACCGGCACGCGGCCGCCTTAACAAACGGAATCAAAAAGCTATCCTGGAAATTAATGAGCGTGCGCTTATGCCGCTTTATTATTGCGCCTAGTGACATACTGATACCCGCGGCTGTTGCCTCGCCGTTAATACCACCGCTTACACCTGTGGAATCGACAGCACCGGTCGATGTCTGGACCATACGACTCAATGCTTCGGCTTGTGCAAATGTGATTTGCGACACTTGACCGAAGTTCATTGGTTGCAACGCCTCTCGCGGATCTCCATTAGTCAGTAGGATCTTGCCGGCCCGTACTTCTGGTCGCGCTCCTCGAGGTATCATCGTTGCGTTCATCGCCATCATTGGCGCATTAGTCAACGCTAACGCATCAATTCGCGCTCTGAGCTCTGCATCGAGGGCTTTTTGCGACATATAACCCTTCTCGCACACACCGCGGCCCCAAAACCTTCCAGGAACAACATCCCACGGGAACGCCACGATTGGCCTATCTCCCATCATGTATGGGTTAGTTTGAGCCTTTAAAATGACGTTTTTATTAGCAATAACGACG